GCACATCAACGAGCACACGGCGTTTGAGTATCGCCGTCAAATCGAGAAGCAGCTTGGCATGCCGTTGCCGCCGGAGAAGGATGAGGAAGGTGAAGACAACCACCTGATCCCCGAAGTCGAAGCGCGTCTGTCCCCCCTACTGGCTCAAGCGGCCCAAAGGCTCCTTTTGCAGAATCAGCAGCAACAGGCACAGCAGCAGGCACAACAGCAGGCCCAAGACCCGCTCGTCCAGATGCAGATGCAGGAGCTTCAGATCAAGATGCAGGAGCAGCAGCGCAAGGCCCAGAAGGATCAGGTTGACGCTCAGATGAAGGCGCAGCAGATCCAGATCGAGATGCAGAGGGCGCAGGCCGAAACCCAGCGGGCGCAGGCTGAAGCAATGAAGGCGACCGTGCAGGCCACCCAAGATCAGGAGTTCAAGGTGGCTGAACTGAATCTTGAGCGGCAAAAACTTGCGTTGAAGAAAGCATCAGAAGACAAGAAGGTACGCATGGACGCTGTGAAACATGAGACTGCACAGGCGCGCGAGCGCGAGAAGATGATGGCGGCGTTGAGTGTAGATGTGCTGAAACACCTGTCGGACAAGAACCAGCAGAACAAGGACCGCGACCAGCGAGAACGGCAATCCAATCGTCCCAACCCACAAAAAGGTGATTGATGGACAACTTTGATTATCTTCTGTCGCAATACAAAGAGCGCATGGACATGCTGTCCCAAGCCATGTCTCGTGGAATGTGCACCAGTTACGAAGAGTACAAATTTACATGTGGCCAGTTACGGGGTCTTGAAGCCGCGTGTGCAGTGATCAAAGACCTACAAGAACGAATGGAGACTATGGATGAGTGAAGAAATCAACGCCGAGGACAAAGCTCGGCAGTTGCCGGAACCCGTTGGATACAGAATCCTCTGTGCCATTCCGGACATTGAGAAGGAGTTTGAAAGCGGGTTGGTGAAGGCTGATATGACAATCAGCAGCGAAGAAACCCTCACGACGGTGTTATTTGTCGTGAAACTCGGGCCGGACTGCTACAGGGACGCAAAACGATTCCCAACCGGGCCGTGGTGTAAAGAGGGCGACTTTGTATTGATCCGTCCGTTCACAGGTTCCCGTCTTGTCATCCATGGCAAGGAATTCCGGATCATCAACGACGATTCGGTTGAGGGAGTGGTACAAGACCCACGTGGTATCAAACGTAAATAGAGGAGTACAAAATGCCTCAAATGGAACAAACAGAATTTAAGTTTCCCGACGAAGCGGAAGAAAAGCCGGTACAGGCCAAGGGCCAGCCGGAGGTCGAAATTGAGATCGAAGACGATACCCCGGCAGAGGATCGTGGCAAGACTCCGATGCCCAAACCCATCGTCGAGGAACTGGAGAAGGACGAACTTGAGCAGTACGACGATTCCGTAAAGGAAAAGCTCAAGCAGATGCGCAAGGTCTGGCATGACGAGCGCCGGGATAAGGAAGCCGCCCTTCGGGAGCAGCAGGAAGCTGTAGCCCTCGCCCAGCGGTTACTACAAGAAAATAAAAAGATTAAAGAAATCTACACTATTGGAGAAAAGGAATACATTTCCAATTTTAAGCATTCCGCCGAACTTGAGCTTCAGGTGGCGAAGAAGGCTTATAAGGAGGCGTACGACGCTGGGGATACGGACAAGATCGTAGAAGCCCAGCAGGCGATGCAGAACGCCAACATGAAATTGATGCAGGTAAACAATTTCAGATCCCCTTTACAAGCCGAGAATTTTGAGGTAGAACGACCCCAACAGTACCAACAACCACAACCTGTACAGCGGGCTGACCCCCGTGCGGAAGCGTGGCAACAGCGCAATCCGTGGTTTGGACAGGACGAAGAAATGACTGCCAGTGCGCTTGGGTTACACGAAAAACTCCGGCGTAATGGTGTAGTAGTTGGATCTGACGATTATTACGCTACGCTTGACAAAACCATGCGGAAGCGATTCCCCGAAGCGTTTGAGGGGGAAGAAGAGCAGCAAAGCCGCGAAACGACTCGGCCAAAACCGACTACTGTAGTGGCCCCGGCAACTCGCAGCACGGCACCCCAAAAAGTGCGGCTGAAGACGAGCCAACTCACCCTGATCAAAAAACTGGGTATAACTCCTGAACAATATGTGAAGGAGTACATGAAGGAGGCCCGCAATGGCTGAGAATCGTTTGGCAAGAGAACTTGAAACGCGTGCGATAGCAGAGCGGCCCAAGCAGTGGCAGCAACCTGAACTATTGCCGGAGCCGGACAAAAATCCGGATTACGCCTATCGCTGGGTTCGTGTTTCAACTTTGGGGCAAGCCGACGCCCGTAACCTCTCCTCCAAAATGCGAGAAGGTTGGGAACCGGTGCCTGTCGAAGAACAACCCAAATTCAGACTGCTTCTTGACCCCAACTCGCGCTTCAAAGACGCGATTGAGATTGGGGGACTGTTGCTCTGCAAGACTCCCAAAGAGTTTGTCCAGCAGCGAAACGAATATTTCGCCCGCCAGACCGCTGCTCAGACGGAGGCTGTAGACAACAATTTCATGCGCCAGAACGACGCGAGGATGCCCCTCTTTAAAGAAGGAAAGTCTTCGACCAGTTTTGGTAAAGGCAATTAATCTTTTAGGAGTTTATAAATGGCTGCTTACCCGTCTGTACCAGCCCCTTATGGGCTGAAACCGATCAATCTGATCGGCGGGCAGGTGTTTGCCGGGTCGACTCGTCAACTTGCCATCACCACGTCTTCCGTCAACTACAACACCCCGATTTTCTACGGTGATGTGGTTACGCTGACGGCTGATGGTGTGGTTGAGGTTTCGCCCCTCGCGGCAAACACTTCGCCTCTCGCTGGTGTTGTTGGTGTTTTCCTTGGCTGTTCCTACACCAACCCCGCCACGAAGCAAAAGGTGTTTCAGCAGTACTGGCCCGGTTACGCCTCTGGCGTGACTGACGCGGTTGCCTTCGTTGCAGATGATCCTGATCAACTGTTCAAGGCGGTCAACGTCACGGGCACGACCTCTGATGACGCCACGTCTGGCCTTCTCCCGGCCTTTGTTGGGCTTACCGCTATCGGTAACAACTGCCGTCTGGTTCTGAACACCGGCAGCACGACCACTGGCGACTCGAAGACTGGCATTTATATCGCTGGTGCTACCAGCAGCCTGCCCTTCCGTGTCGTTGATGTGGTGCCTGATACCGCCAACTCGTCTGGTAACTTTGTTGAATTTATCGTTAAGTTCAACTTTGGCTACCACTCGTACTACAACGCCTCGGGCATTTAAGGAGCTATAAATGGCTATTTCACGTGCACAACTACTGAAAGAGCTGCTCCCCGGCCTGAACGCATTGTTTGGTCTGGAGTATGCTCGCTACGGCGAAGAGCACAAGGAAATCTACGAAACCGAGACTTCCGAGCGTTCTTTTGAAGAAGAAACCAAGCTGTCGGGCTTCTCTGCCGCGCCGGTCAAGGCTGAAGGTTCTGCCATCGCCTACGACAACGCGCAGGAAGCGTGGACTGCCCGCTACAACCACGAAACCATTGCTCTGGGTTTCTCGCTGACGGAAGAGGCGATTGAGGACAACCTCTACGACTCCCTGTCCGCGCGTTACACCAAGGCGCTGGCTCGTGCCATGGCGTACACCAAGCAGGTTAAGGCTGCTGCTGTTCTGAACAACGGCTTCTCCTCGTCCTACCCCGGTGGTGACGGTGTTGCCCTGTTCTCGGCCTCGCACCCGCTGGTGTCTGGCGGCACCAACAGCAACATCCCTTCGGTCGCAGCCGACCTGAACGAAACCTCGCTTGAAAACGCCGTGATTCAAATCGCTGCGTGGACGGACGAGCGTGGACTGCTGATCGCTGCCAAGCCGAAGAAGCTGGTTGTTCCCCCGGCGCTGCAATTCGTTGCGACTCGTCTGCTGGAGACTGAACTCCGCGTTGCGACGGCTGACAACGACATCAACGCCATCAAGAACAACGGCTCGATTCCGGAAGGCTACACGATCAACCACTTCCTGACCGACACGAACGCTTGGTTCCTGACCACGGACGTTCCGAACGGCATGAAGCACTTTGTTCGTACGCCGCTTTCGCAGTCGATGGATGGTGACTTTGACACGGGCAACGTGCGGTACAAGTCCCGTGAGCGTTACAGCTTCGGCTGGTCTGACCCGCTGGGGATGTACGGCTCGCAAGGAGCCTAATGGAGAGGGGGGCTACGGCCCCCCTTTTCTTTTTTAATTTTTAGGGTATATTGAGGTTATTCCGGGTAAATCCGGCGTATCTGACAGTCCCGGCTGACGACATGCAGACAGATACGCTTAACTCGCATGTGAGGACATAATGGCTCTGACCACCTTTTCGGGCCCAGTAAAGTCGGATAACGGCTTTATTTCGGGCACTGCAACTTCCCCCATCGCTGTTACCACGGCCCAGAATATCAACGCGGCCTACGGCACGACTTCTGCCACTTCGGGCGACACTCGTCTTTTTTATGAGCGTCTGAATTTCACCTCGACCGGTTCCGGCGAGACGCTGCGTGCGTTCTCGGTTGTGACTGGTGTTGGTGCAGCCACGGCTGGCACGATCAACGGTGCGCATATTTCCACCTCGGTTAACACCCCCGGCACGATTTCTGGTGCTGCGAACGCGCTCCGCGCCACGATTGGCGGCACTTCGGCTACCCCCGGCGGTACGCTTGCTGCACTGCAACTTGACACCGATTTCGCTTCGGGTGTGACGCTGCCTGCTTCTTCGGCGTTTGTGCGCGTTTCGGATAGTGGCGCTGGCACCGGCAAGGTTCAGAACCTCTTCAACATCGAGACTGGCCCTGCGGCTACCATCGTTTCGGCGGGTGCGGCTACTCCGGGTGGCACGATCAAGAAGATTCAAATCCAGATCGGTGGCGTTACGTACTACGTCCTCGCCGCTACTACTTGGTCCTAATGCAGATAACCAAGGAATTTTTGCAGGCCGAGATCGTGAGTCTTGAGCAGGAGTTTCAGAAGGCAGTGACCTTCCAGATTCAGGCTCAAGCCACGATCCAAGCCTACAAAATGCTCATCAACAGGTTAGACGCACCAGAACCGGAGTCCGATCATGATGCAGACAGATGTTAAAGGGGCAACGTGCGCGGCGAACGGCACTACCACAGCTTTTAACAGCCGTACGCGGCTGCGCGGTATTGCAATTAATGCGGGCACGGCTGCTGCTACAGTCGTTGTAAAAGACGGCTCTACTACTCTTTTTACCTTTACCGCTACTACCACGGGCCCGATGAATGTGATCATTCCGGGTGAAGGGGTGCTTTGCGAAACCAGCTTGGTTATTGTTTGTTCGGCTGGCGTATCTGCGGTGGCGTTCTATGGCTAAGACCCCGGCTTGGCAACGTAAGGAAGGTAAGAACCCCAA